CACGGAGTGGTACCTGAAGGAGGAGGAGAACGCGTAGGTCTTCTTCACCTTCATCAAGTAGTCCTTCAAGTACATCTTGAAGTCCCTCAACAACACCGTCGAGGAGTACAAGTTGAGGAACACGTGGTTGATCTCGTTCTCGGTGATCTCGCCCCACTCCTCGATCAAGTTCCTCTTCATGTTGGTCAAGTTGGAGTCCTTCGCGTAGTTCAACTCGATCGTGGCCTTGCACACCACCTCCGGCGTCTCCTCCAAGGAGTCGGCCTTGGACAAGCTCGAGTCGGAGTAGATGTTGGTGTAGAACCTCTCCAACTCCTTCGACTTCGGCTTCGCGATCATGATCTCCGGGCCGTACGTCAGGATCTCCAAGGGCATCTCCAAGGGTAAGAACCCCAACGTGAACGGGATCTCGTCCTCCTTGCAGTTCAAGGTGTTGCAGATCCAGTCGATGTCGCCCTTGGAGTAGTTGTACGACGTGAGTATGAACTCCCTCATGGAGCTCATCGCGATCTTGATCGTGTTGAGGTAGCACCCGTCGTCCCTGAGCCGGGCGATGGACGAGATCGCCTCCTTCACCGCCTCCTCCGGCCTCGTCATGTCCACGATGTTCACGCTGTTGTAGCAGTCCTTGATCGAGGCGACGTAGGACCTCTTCAAGATGGTGAACACGGAGTTGAACTCGGTGATCACCATCTGGATGGCCGTCTTCTTCCAGTTGATGTGGATGTTCGCCATCTTCCTGATACCGGTGAACATGTCCGCGAACGAGAAGATCATCTTGTCTATCTTCGAGATCATCTCCTTGGTCCTCAAGAACGACATGATCACCATCTTCGTGGAGTCGTCGGAGCTTATGAGTGCCACCGAGGTCATCGTGTACCCGTGGAGCTTGAATATCTCGGTCATCAGGTGGTCGGCCATGTCGTCCACCAAGCAGTGCATGAACCCGCTCCCGTGCTGGAAGTTCCCCTGGCCCATCCCCGAGTGGATTATCATCATCCCCGTCTCCGAGCAGAACGACTTGACTCTGGTGATCACCTCGTCCGAGTCCACCATCTCCTGGGACCAGTTGGACAACTTGGTGAGCAGGGAGTCCGGGATGTACATGATCTTGTTCGCGTACGCCGAGTACATCGACACGAAGTACCTCACCATGGACCCGGTCAAGATCGAGCTCATCGACGAGATCATCACGGCGTAGCCCGGCA